TCGTCGTGAACTACGACTTCATGAACCACGGCACCAAGCGCACGCTGCCGGGCCGGGGCTGATCGATGGCGGCTCTCTCCACCATCGCCAGCCAGTTCGCCGCGGCGCGCCGTACCGTGGCGCCGCAGCCGGGCAGCCCGACGCCGCCGCCTCCGCCGCCTTCGGGTGGGACGAGCGGGAACATCATCCTCACGAACGCCTCCGGCCCCGTCGTATCCGAGGTGCCGATCGTCACGGGGATTCCGTTCCCGGCCGGAACGTTGTTCGACTTGGCAGAGCTGCGCCTTGAGGATCCGACGACCACGGTGCAGAAGGATGCGCAGTTCGACGAGCTGGTGAAGCACCCCGACGGCTCGTACAAGGCCGTGCAGGTCGTTTACTCCGACGCCGTCGGTGCCTCGGCCACGACTCAGCGCCTGGTCTACGGTCCAGGGACAACCCGCGCGACCAACGGCACCGTCATCGGCGCCACCACCAACTCCGGCGTCACCACGGTGAGCGACGGAAACACGGTGGTGACGTTTGACGTCAAAGGAAACATGACTTCGGCCGCGCGTGCCGGGGCGACGACGATCACGGGCTCGTGGCTTGAAGAGACGGAGGCCGCGGTCGCCGCCCGTCTGTTCGACAGCGTGAACTCTGTCGGCTCCGTCGTGACCATCGAGGAGAACGGCCCGAAGCGCGTCGTGGTGAAGGTGCGAGGCACGTTGCGCTCTTCTGGTGGGGTGAACTATCGCCAGTTCGTGACGCGCTGGTACATCTACGCGGGGACGGGCGTCATCGACTTCGACGACACCACGGTGGACGAACAAAGTTCGTCGAACGAGAACAGCGGCATCCCGCTCGTTCTTTCGTACGCGTCGCGCAGCTTCACACGCAAGTTCACGTACTCGGTTGACGGCACCCCGCAGTACCGCTTCGGCGGCGAGTCGGCCGCGATGTACTCCGGGAACATCACCGGCGAGCACTACCTGTTCCAGGACGGTGACTTCCCCTACACCCGCGCGATTGGCGTGCCGTGCCCGGGACACACCTTCGCGTACTCGGGCGTGGGGACCGGGACGTATGCGCCGGGGTTCATGAACATCCAGGGGTCCACCGGGAGCAAGCGCGTCGGCATCTTCCTGAAGGATCTGTGGCAGTGCTTCCCCGGCGAGTTGAACATCAACACCGGCACGTTCGAACTGCGGTACTTCACCCGGCGCGGCGTCAGCACGTGGCAGACCACCGCTCCGGCGAACCCAGAGTACCAGGGCAACGACTACAAGCGCCCGAACCCGCTGTACTCGCGCAGCGCAGGCATCGCCTACACGTACCGTGGCCGCATCCACCTCCACAGCGCCGCGAAGTCTGACGCCGAACTGCACGCCGAGAACACGCTCTTCCAGCGCAACGACCTCGAGTGCATGGCGCCACAGGCCTGGTACCTCACCAGCGGCGTGTTCGGCGACCTGATGGCGATCGACGCTGAAGCGGCCACTGGGCAAGTTGCGTGGTTCCTGCGGTCGAACATCCGCATCGCCATCACGAACATGCTGCCGACGCAGAGTGGCGGGCAGGGCGGAAGCTCCACCTCTGCAGGTGGCGGCACGATGTTCGGCAAGCGTGACTACGGGGACCGGATCCGCACCGACTCCGAACAGCCGAACTTCCAGCAGGGCACGCACATCAGTTCCGATGCGCTGTTCGAGCTGTTCCTCATGACCGGGAAGAAAGAGTTCTGGGACTTCGCGTTCACGGAGACCGAGCACTACTACGACGTGGACCTGCGGCACGCGCCGTACATCCCGTACGCGAACTACGGTGCCCCGGCGTCGAACGCGCCTGCAGGCGGGACCCGCTTCCAGGGTCACAACGCGCTCGACCACGAGGGGGACCACGACTACAGCGAGCACTACCACGTCTCCGGCATGCCGCACAAGTGGATGCTGACGTGCGACAAGCGGGCGAAGGACTGCCTGGAGGAGACGATGACGTGGATCGAGTACATCACTCGGTACACGCACAAGATGCCATTCGTCCTCGGCGACAAGTACCGCGAGTCGGACCGTTATTTCGGCTACCCGATCCTCGGAATGGTCGAGGCCAACAAGGCGTTCAACAGTCGTTCGTACCACGTCGCGATCGCCGCGCGCGTGCAATACATGATCGACTGGATGAAGACCGACAGCCCGCACTTCGGCTACAACCCGGACACGGGCCTCAAGGTCTACGGCGCCTCCCCGAGCCCCTACGCTTGGCCGACCGGCACGCCGATCGGGATGAACCAGTTCACCGCTGGCACCGGCGTGTGGGCATGCCAGCGAGCGGACAACAGCTACGGTGGCTACACGACCGGAACGTCCCCGTGGTTCTCGATGCCGACGCTCGAAGGTATCTCGCAGTTCCGTGACATGGAGCTGGCGTGGCTCGCCACCGGGGCCGTCGCGACGATCAACATGAGCGACCTGAACCACATGATGTTTCAGGAGATGAAGTATCTCATCCGGTTCTGTTTCGACGAAACGACGCAGCGCTTCACCTACTCGGAAGAGGCTCGCCCGCCCAGCTTCAACACCCCTGGCGACAGCGCGGGCAGCGTGCACAACACGCTCGGCTGCAACGTGATGCTCTACATCGACAAGCTCTACAGGGACGAACTGGCCGCGGGGCGCATCGCCAACCCCGAGTGGTACACGGAGACGATCGGGACCAAGCTGCCGATCCTAAACCAGATGTACTCCAACATGATGTGGAACACGTCGTCCACGACCAACAGCCAGCCGTACACCACATACGGGTACGAGAAGACGTTCAGCAGCTTCTACCGCCGCACGCAGCGCATGGGGTACCACGCATGAGCTACCGCATCTTCACGATCAAGGTAATCCCTGGCTGCTGCGACGTGCGATGCGTTCCTGCGCCGATGGAGCACGTCACCGACCTGGTGTCGAATCCCAAGTTGTTCGCCGAGGCAGTGCTCGCCGATGGCGCCGTGGTGCTGGAACTCGGCGTCGACGAGGTGCCGAAGCTCACGCACGGCGAGAACCCGATGCTGCTGTGGGACATCAGCGGGCAATGCCGCGGCATGACGCGCGTGTTCGGCTGGCTGAACGCTGAAGGCTTCGCCGAGTACATGGGCGCCCAGAGCGTCGAGGAGGCCTGATGGCACTGATCGTCGAAGACGGGACCGGGAAGCCGGACTCGGAAGCCTACCTGAGCGTCGACGACGCAGTGGCATACCACACGGCCCTCGGCAACACCGCCTTCCTGAACCTGAACGACGTGCTGTCGAAAGAGCGGGCGCTGCGCAAGGCCACGAAGCACATGACGCAGGAGTACCGCCAAGCCTGGAAGGGCCAGCGCGTCTCCGCGACTCAGGCCTTGGACTGGCCGCGCGTCGGCGTCGAGGTGGACGACTTCTGCGTCCCCAGCGACTCAGTGCCGCAGGCGGTGCGCGAGGCCTGCGCCGAACTGGCGCTGCGCGTGCTCACCGGCCAGCTGTCGCCCGACGAGGGGCCGCAGAAGTCCGAGGTCAAGGTGGGCCCGATCACGGTGAAGTACGCCGAGGGCACCCGTACCGCGAAGAAGTTCACCGCGGTCGACGCAACCGTGGCGCCGTACCTCAAGGGTGGCGGTTCGAGCAACAGCATTCCCGTCTACCGGGCCTGACATGACGATCATCTGCTGGGATGGCCACACGCTGGCCGGCGACAAGCGCAACAACATCGGCACCGGCCACCTCACCACGACCAAGGTCAAACGCATCGGCGACGTGCTGCTCGGCTGCGCCGGCAGCACCGGGAAGATCTGGGAGTTCCAGGACTGGGTGGCTCGTGGCCGCAAGCCCGAAGACTGCCCGATCTTCCAGCGCGATGAGAAGGAGTTCGTCGAAGCGCTTCTGATCGACGCCCAGGGGCGCTGCTGGGGCTACGCCGAGACGCCGTACCCGTTCCTCATCGAGAACAAGTTCTGGGCGATCGGCAGCGGTCGCGAGTTCGCGATGGGGGCCATGTTCTGCGGGAAGACGGCCCGCGAGGCCGTTGAGGTGGCCTGCGCACTCGACACGTCGTGTGGCAACGGCATCGACACCCTGACGCTCGGGAACTGACATGGCCTTCGACTACGAAGAGATCCGCGCCACCGCTGACGAGATCATCGAGGAGTACGGGGCTCCGGCCCAGGTCACTCGGGTGACGACCGGCCAGTACAACCCGGAAACGGCCACCGCCCCGACCACGTCTGTCATCACCGACACCTTCGCCGCCGTCTTCGACTACGGCACCGACCTGATCGACGGAACCCGCATCCTCACAGGCGATAAGCAGGTGTTCATGAAGGGATCCGTCATCCCGAAGCCGGACGACATCTTCACCTTCGGCACCAAGGTCTACCGGATCATCGCCGTCAAGGAGCTGGCCCCGGCGGGCGTGAACGTCCTCTCTGAGTTGCAGGTGCGACGTTGAGCGAGAACCGCTGGAGCATCCCGATGGACCGCCTCGTCGAGAAGTCGAAGGCGCGCGTGGATGTGGTGGTGCGCCGGACGATCCTGGAATTGTTCATGAACGTCGTGAAGAGGGCGCCCGTGGACACCGGGCGCTTCCGTGCCAACTTCAATGTCTCCTACGGCACCCCGAATCTGCGAACGACCGAGGCGACCGACAAGTCACTCGGCACCGCGCGCCGCACGGTCCAACTGGTCAGCACGCTGCCCACGAGCGGCGTAATTTTTCTCAGTAACGGCCTGCCGTATGCCGGACGGCTCGAGAACGGCTCCAGCAAGCAAAGCCCGTACGGCATGGTCAAGGTTGCAGTCGCCCAGTTCGACAGCGCCGTCAGAAAGGCCCTCGCATCATGAGCGACACCCTGCTGCGCGCCGCTTTCGAGACGCGCCTCTCCACCTGGGCCGCGGCACAGAGCCCGGCCCTTCCGATCTTCTTCGAGAACGTCACCGGAAACCCGGCGCCGCCGTACGCCCGCGTTGACCTGCTGAAGGGCGACACGGAGAACCTGTTCCTCGACGGCAAGCACCGCCAGCGCGTCGGCGTGTGCCAGGTGTCGCTGGTCCTTCCCCCGGGCTCCGGCACCGCCCGCGCAAGCGCGCTGGCCGATTCCCTTGACGCAGCTTTCCCCGTCGCGACGCAGCTAGTTCAAGGCTCCATGCGCGTGACGTTGACGCGCCCCTTCAGCGCCGCCGCCGGCGTGCCCGAGAGGGACAGCTACTACGTCCCAGTGACCTGCGCCTACCAAGCGCACACGGTCCTGCCGTAACCCTTCCCCCGCCCTCCGGGGCAACACCTCCAAGCCGCCTTCGGGCGGCTTTTTCGTTTCCGCTCCCCGAAAGGTCTCCAAAATGTCCGTGAGTCTGCCGAACGGCGCCCTCGTCGCCATCGCTTCCGGCTATGACGCCCTCGACGTCATGTCCGCCATCACCAACGCCAACCCGGGCGTCTCCACGCTCGCACCGTCGCACGGCATCGTCGCGGGCGACTACATGGAAGTCACCTCCGGCTGGTCGCGTCTGACGAACAAGATCGTCCGCGCTGGCACCGTCGCCACGAACGACGTGCCGCTCCTGGGCATCGACACCACGGCCACCAGCGTCTACCCGGCCGCGGGCGGCGCCGGCTCGGTCCGTCGCATCAGCGGTTGGACCCAACTGAGTCAGATCCTCTCGTCGAGCACCAACGGCGGCGAGCAGCAGTTCCTGGAATACCAGTTCCTGGAATCGGACTCGCAAAAGCGCATCCCGACGTTCAAGTCCGCCTCGGGCCTGACCTTCAGCGTGGCCGATGACCCGACCCAGCCCGGCTACATCCTGGCGTCGGCCGCCAACGATGACCGCCTGCCGCGCGCCGTGCGGATCTCGCTGCCGGGTGGCTCGGTGATCCTCTACAACGCGTACATCTCGCTCAACAAGACGCCGTCCCTGACGGTGAACGAGCTGATGGCCGTCGAGGTGACCCTCTCGCTGCTGGCCGAGCCGGTGCGGTACGCCTCCTGATGGCTGCGCTGTCTCTCAAGGCGGCGCCGACGTTCTGGCACCGGGTTCTCATCCCGGTGACCGGAGCGGAGCCGGCGCCGATCGATGTCGAGTACCGGCATCGCACGCGCACAGACCTGAAGGCCTACATCGACGCGCTTGCAGCGGGCGAGAAGGCAGACACGGACCTCGTGGCAGACGTGGTGGTCAGCTGGAAGGGGCCGGACCAAGCGTTCAACCCTGAGGCCGTCGCGCTGCTCTGCGACAACTTCCCGCTCGCCGCCCTCGCGATCTGGCAGGGCTACCTCGACGCCTACGCCGAGGCCAAGCGAAAAAACTGATCGAGGTCGCTCGCTGGCTCTACTCAGCCAGGCCAACCGAGGCGGAAGCCGCGGGGTGGGGCCTGACGGTTGAGGAGGCGAGCGGCCCTAAGCCAGTTGCATGGCCCGAGAACGAGGTAGCCGTCGGGGTGTTCATCGCCATGGGCTCCCAGTGGCGTGAAGGCCGTTGCGGCCTGGACTACGGCCCGATGACAGACGTCATGCGCATGTTGGCCGTGCCGCGCAAGGAGTGGGGCGACGTGCTGCTCTGCATCCAGGCGATGGAAGCCGAGGCCGTCGCTGTGATGGCCGCGCGCCGTGAGGCGCAGAACCGGAAGTGAACCAATGACCACAGACGTGACCAGCCTGATTCTCGGGGTGGACAGCAGCGGCGTGCGCCGCGCCGGCACCGACCTCGACACCTTCGCCGCCAAGGGCAAGAAGGCAGAGACGTCGGCGCTGGGCCTTGCTTCCGGCATGCGCTCCCTCGGCGCCGTGATCAGCGTCGGCGCCGTCGCTCAGCTGGCGAAGCAAGCGCTCCAGACAGCCGACGCCTACACCAACATGTCGGCACGGCTGTCGCTGGTGACGAAAAGCGTTCGCGAGTTGACCAATGCCCAAGAGGCGCTGTTCAGCGTCGCCCAGCGCACCCGGATTGACCTGGAAGAGACGACGACGCTCTACACGCGCCTCGCGACGTCAACCGAAGCACTCGGCGTCTCGCAGGGTGAACTTGTCGGGGTGACGGAGGCAATCAACAAGGCGCTCGTCATCAGCGGCTCCAGTGCTGCAAGCGCCCAGGCAGCCCTCGTGCAGTTGGGGCAGGCCTTCGCCTCCGGCGTTCTGCGCGGCGAGGAACTGAACAGCGTGCTGGAGCAGGCGCCGAGGCTCGCGCGCGCCATCGCTGACGGCCTCGGTGTGCCGATCGGCAAGCTCCGCCAGATGGGCGCCGACGGCGAGATCACGGCCGAGAAGTTGTTCCGCGCGCTGCAGAACTCGAGTGCAGCCCTGACGGCCGAGTTCGAAAAGATGCCGATCACCGTGGGGGGGGCTACGACTCAGGTCATCAACTCCATCACGGCGCTGATCGGAACGATCGACAAGCTCACTGGTTCGTCCTCGACTGTGGGTGGCTGGGTTTCGCAGACGTCGAAGGACTTCGACCGCTTGAACGACAACATCAAGCGCAGCGGCAGTGTGATGCAGGGGATCATCAACACCGCGAAGACCACGCTCGCGCAGACCGGCCTGTCAGACATCCAGAAGCAGATCGAGGTGGCTGCCGTGTCTGCCAAGCGGGCGCAGCAGATCCTCGACTCGCAGCCGGACAGCATCTATGCCAAGAACACGCTGCGGTCATTCGATGAACTGAAGCAGAAAGCCGCCGCCTACGAGAAGCAGCTGAAGGAACTGCGCGACCTTGATGTCCGCACCGGCACTGGGCCCCAGGCCGGCGGTGGGCGCGGGTTCATCAACCCGACTGGCGCCGTAGTGGCCGCGCAGGCTAAAGAGGCGGCCGCGCTCGATGCGCGCAAGGCGTTCCTGAAGGAGTACGCCACCGCCGAAGAGAAGTTCACCGCCGAACTGAAGAAGCAGAAGGCCGCCCAGGGAGACTTGTTCACCGACGCCGACGAGAAGCGCCTGCGCGACAAGTTCTTCCCCAAGAAGGGAAAGGAGCTCGACTTCGTGAAGGGCGATGTCGGCACGGTCGAGCGTGGCCTCGAACAGCTGACGAGCGTCTACGCGAACGCGGAGCGTGTTCTCGACGCAACGCGAAACGCAGGCCTCATCAGTGAGCGCGCCTACTACAACGAGAAGCTGATCTTCCTGGAGCTGAACACGTCCGCACAGGTCAAGGCGCTGGAGGCCGAGAACGCCGCGATCGAGGCACGCGCCCGCAAGGGGCAAAAGGGTCTGGACGATGACCGTAAGGTCGCCGACAACCTCGCCCAGATCACGATCCTGCAGGAGCGGGCGGGCGCGACCGCGAAGGTGATGGGCATCGAGCAGGACGCCGCGGCCCGCAAAATCACGCAGGCCTACACCGAAGCCAGGATTGCGGCCACCCAGTATCTGGACACGATTGCTCGCCAAAACGCGCTTGAGCTGACGGTCATGGGTCAAGGCGAGAAGGCGGCCCGCCGCGCGCGAGAGCGCGCCGACATCGAGAACAAGTACCAAGGCCAAATTGACGAGGCCATGGGGGAGCGCCGGCGCAACGAGATCACCGGCCAGCAGTTGCAGCAGCGCCTGTCGATCATCGCCGACACCCAGGCCAAGGAACTGGCGCTGTGGGAGAAGCACTCGGAGCAGATCGACGCCGCGCAGGGCAACTGGGTGAATGGCGCGACGAGCGCCATGCAGAACTACATCGACGCTGCTGAGAACGTGGCTGCGCAGACCGAGGCGGCATTCTCTCGCGGCTTCAGGGGCATGGAAGACGCCCTCGTCAATTTCGTGATGACGGGGAAGGGCAACTTCAAGGACCTCGCCAAGTCGATCATCGCCGATCTCCTGCGCATCCAGTATCAGGCCGCCATCTCGGGGATCCTGAAGATGATCTCCGGCACCGGAAGTTCTGCTTCGGCCGGCGGAGACGCCGCACTGCTGGCCGACATGGGCGTGGGCCGCGCGATCGGCGGCCCCGTCTCTGCTGGTTCGATGTACGAGGTGAACGAGCGCGGCCCCGAGCTGCTGAACGTCGGCAATAAGCAGTACCTGATGACGGGGAACCAGGGCGGCTCAGTTTCGCCCGGCGGAATCGGCGGCGACAACATCACTATCAACGTGCCCGCGGGAGCGACGCGCAACGAGGTGATGACGGCCATTCAGCTCGCCATGCAGACGATGCGTGCCGAGACCGACCAGAAGCTCCGCAAGAACGGGTTGAGGACGTAATGGCAACCATCAACCTCCCATCCGCCCTCAAGCCGACGGCGGCGAGCTGGGGCCTGCTCAAGGCTGGCGCCCAGTTCAAGAGCCCATTCAACGGCACCGTGCAGTCGCAGGACTACGTGGCGGAGCGCTGGGTGTTCAGCGCAACGCTCGCCCCCATGATCGACTACGCCGGCGGCGACATGGAGGTCTTCGGGAACTTCATGGCCGGCGGCGTGAACCGGGTGCGCGCCGGCCACCCAACTCGCAAGATCCCCCGCGGGACGCTGCGTGGTTCGCCGACGTTGCAGACCGCAACGGCACGCGGCAACACCAGCATCACGATCACCGCGACGAACGGGCAGACGCTCGAGACCGGCGACTACATCGGCGTCGGGACGCACCTGCTGCAAGTGGCGTCCCCGTGCGTGGCTTCGGGAGGCGTCATGACGGTGCCGATCGTGAACCGCATCCGCGGAACCATCGCGTCCGGCACTGCCGTCGTGTGGAACCAGCCGACAACGCTGTTCATCTGCCGGTCGATGCTCAACAACTCGGTCTTCATGCCCGGGATCGTCGACGGGATGCCGCTCGACTTCGAAGAGGCCTACTGATGCGTACGCTCACCGCACCCGCGCTGGCCGCGCTGTCCAGCGGGAGCGTCGCGCTCGCGCTCCTCGTTGAAATGCAGCTGACGGTGCCGCTGCGCCTCACCACTGCGGCCATGAACATCACCCATGGCTCCGATGTGTACTCCGGGACCGGGCTGCTTGGTTCCATCGAGTCCGTGTCGGACGCCGCCGGCCAGATCAAGCCCATTCGTTTCAGCCTGAGCGGAATGCCCACGGACATGATGGGCTTGGCGTTGGCCGAGCCGATCCGCAACAAACCGTGCTGGATGCGCCTCGCGATTCTTGACGCTGAGACGCATGCGCTGCTCGATGCGCCGATCACCTGGACTGGCTCGCTCGAGCAGATGCCAGTGTCGCACCAGCCCCCAACGGAGAAGGGGCCGGCGACTCTGAGCATTTCCGTGACTGGCCAGCACCGAGGCGCCACGTTCGGGCGACCGAAGCCGTTCCGCTACACGGACGGCGACCAGCGGAAGCTGTTGTCGATCGACACGGGTCTGCGCTTCGTCTTGTCGCAGTCCGCCCACAAAGACGTCTGGCCTTCGGCCGCGTTCGGCAGGAAGTAGCCCCCACATGACCCAACGTTTGACTGATTGGCAGAGCCGCTTGGCCACCTGCCTGGCGGAGCGCTGCGCGCTTCCTTTCGAGTGGGGCAAGCAGGACTGCGTTCTGTTCGCTGCCGACTGTGTGGCGGCTGTGACCGGCGTGGATCCTGCCGCCGGTGAGCGCGGCGCCTACAAGTCGGCCGCCGGTGCCGCCCGAGTGCTGAAGAAGCGGGGTGGGTTGGAGGCGGTCGCTGCAGCGGCGCTCGGCCCGGAGATCTCGCCGCTGATGGCGCAGCCCGGCGACGTCGGCCTTGTCGCCAACGGAGGTCAGGCCTGCCTGGCGGTTTGGGTCGGTGCCTGCTGGTACGCCCCTGGCGCCACTGGCCTCACGCAATTCCGTCTCGACGAAGCCACCCGCGCGTGGCGCCTCTGCCGCGACGAGGAGTAACGATGCCCCAAGTAGTCATCGGCGCGCTTGTCGCGGCCGGCGTGTCTGCGACCGTCGCGACCATCATCTACTACGCGGCGGTCCTCGCGATCACCTACGCCGTCGGCCAGTACCAGGCCGGCAAGGCAAAGCGCAAGGCGCGCGATGCCTTCAACGCCTCCCTCGAAGACCGTCTGGTGATGACCGCCACGGCCGACGGCCCGCGCTCGCGCGTCTACGGGCGCGCCCGCAACTGCGACGGGATCATCTTCAAGGCGACCCACGGCGACAAGAGCCAGTTCTACACGATGGTGGTGGCGCTGGCCGGGCACGAGGTCGACGAGATCGAGCAGATATACCTCGACGACATTGCCTGCACCATCGATGCCGGCGGGTGGGTTCAGACCGCGCCGTATCTGCAGGCCAAGGTGATCGAGGTCACTGAGTATGCGGTGACCTCGGGCGGAGTCGCGTCGATCACGCTCGACGGGCCCCTCTACGGTGTGGTGGTGGCCTTCCCGACGGATGGATTCACCGGCGAACCTCCGACGGTGGACGTGGTCGGCAGCACGGCGAGCGTGAGCGGATACCCGGACGGGACCGAGATCACGTTTACCTACCTGTACTCAGGCTCGAAGAGCTACGTCAACGTGCGCAAGTTCCTCGGCACCAGCAGCCAGGACGTCGGCCAGTACCTGCAGACGAAGTTTCCGACGCTGGTCAACGTCGGCGGCAACAACGACCTCATGGCGGGCGTCGCCTGCGTGCTGGTCGAGTTCGAGTACAGCCAGGACGTCTTCCCGTCCGGGCTGCCGGGAGTGTCGGCAGTGATGCGCGGTGCCAAGGTTTATGACCCACGCACCGGTACGACCGCATGGAGCGAGAACCCTGCGCTGATCGCGCGCGACTGGGCGCTGCATCCGTATGCAGGCGACTGCGATGTCAGCGAGATTCGCAACGACATGGTGATCGCGGCTGCGAACGCCTGCGACGTGATGACGGCGTTCCCAGCGACGTCCGGCCCCACGGCTCCGATGAAACTCTACACGTGCGGCATCGTCTGCCAGCACGACGGCGAGCCCGACGTGCCGATGGAAGAGATCGTGGAGTCCATGGCCGGCAAGTGGGGCTGGGCCGGCGGGCAACTCTCGATGGTGGCCGGGGTCTATCGCAACCCTGTTGCGACGATCACCGAAGACTGGGTGTCGGACAAGAGCGAGATCGTCATCGTCAAGGATCCTGCCTTGAGCGAGGCGGTCAACGTGTACCGTCCGTCGATCGCCAACAAGGGCAAGTACCCGAGTGCGACGACCGATGCCGAGAAGGCGGTCGTGTACGTCTTCGGCCCGATCGCCGAGGTGCGGAGCGAAACGTTCATTGCCGAGGATGGCCAGGAACTGGCCCGCGAGGTGGCTCTCGGTGGTGTGACGGACGTGATCCGGGCGCAGCACGTCTGCGGAGTGCTCATGCGCGAGGCCCGTGACGGCCTGACGCTCAAGCTCCCGTGCAACCTGCGTGCATTCCCGCTCGAGTTGTTTGACATCGTCAACGTCACGCTCCCGGCGTTCGGATTCTCGGCCAAGCCGTTCGAGATTCTGGACTGGGAGTTCGACCTGCAGGGCGGCGTGACGCTCACCATGAAGGAGACGGCGGCCAGCATCTATGACCCGGCGAGCGGCCTGAACGTGCTAGACGCTGCGCCGAACACCACCTTCACGCAGCCATGGTTCGTGCCGACCGTGACCGGCCTCGCGGTCGAGAGCGGGACGAATCATCTGCTGCTCCAGGCCGACGGGACTGTGATGTCACGAGCCCTCGTGTCCTGGGATGCTGTCGACTACGCGTCGGTGGAAGAGGGCGGCGTGATCGAGGTTCAGTACCGCCGAATCGACGATCCTGAGTGGGCTTCCGTTGAGGCGCCGGGGGCGGCAACGCAGACGTACCTGACGGGCCTTCAGGATGGTGCGTTCTACCTGTTCCGGGTGCGCGCTGCTAGCACGCTCAATGTCCGCGGTGTGTGGTCGCCGTCACTCGACGCACAGGTCATCGGCAAGATCGCGCCACCCGGAAACGTCACCGGCCTCGCGCGCGCAGTGGTCGCTTCCGGAGTGCGCATCACCTGGAACGAAAACACCGAGGTCGACTACGCCACGACCGAGGTTCGCGTCGGCGCCTCGTGGGCTTCGTCCTCGCTGCTGTTCAGCGGCAAGGCGACCGGGTACACGTGGCTCTCGCCGTCCGTCGGCACCTACACCGTCTGGGCCAAGCACTACGACACCAGCGCGAACGAGTCGGTCGCTGCGGCGAGCATTTCGGTGACGGTGACGACCGCGGATGCGGTGAACTGGACCAGCATCATCGGCCGGCCGAAGGCGTTCCGAGTTGTCTCGCGCGGCAACAACGACACGCAGGCGCCAATCCCGGCGGGACTCTATGACGCCGAGACCGGAGGCCTGCTGGTTGGCGCCGGGCCCATGTATACGGTGGTGCGTATCCGTCGCTCGGACGCAGTGATCACCTACTCGGCGGTGTTCGACACCTACACCAGCGCGGGCAACGCGACGGCGATGGCGGTGGCTCTGAATGCCACTGGCCCGGACAGCATCGTGGTGGTGATGTCCTTCGACGACCCGCAGACGAACCGCCTGACCCCGGCGCTGCTGACGGCGATGAAGCGCTGTGGCGCCTCATCCGCCGTGTACGGCAGCCCGGAGTTCAAGTTCCGCAGCGCGTTTGCCATGGTCGCCTACGGTGGGTGCGGGGAGGGCGCTGGCTACGAGGTTTACAACGGCGCGGTCGCTGGCGACACGAACGCATGGTGCGACGTGGCGTTCCAGGTGCAGAACAGCCAGTACACGATCGGCGGCTCCAACTCGACGCCGCGCAGTCTGCGCGACTACAGCTACGTCGGGGACCTGAACGCCACGGCTTCCGTTAGCCTGGTCCCGCGCGGCAACTGCACGGTCTCCGGGTCGACCATCACGAAAGGCGGCGCGACTGGAGCGTGGGACTCGGACACCTACAGCCGGGACAGCTTCGTGCGCGGTGCCGCCGCCTCCTTCGTGGCGACCGCGACGAACACGTCCATCATGGCCGGCCTCAACCGCGACCCGACCACGGACCAAAGCTACACGTCAATTGATGCGGCGTGGTACTTGAAACTCGACGGCACCTGCGAGATCTTCGAGAGTGGCAGCCCAGTCGTGGGGACGAACCACGCCTACGCCCCCGGCAACGTGTTCGCCGTGACGTACGACGGCGTGAGCGTCCGGTATTTCCACAACGGCACGCTGTACCGCACGGTCAACTGGAACCACAACGATCCAGTCTATTTCGACTCGTCGTTCTACGAATCCGGCGCCTCCCTGTCGAACGTTCAGTTCGGCCCGATGTCCAGTATCAAGGAGCCGATGGACGCGGCGGCGGCGGCAGCAGCAGCAGCAAGCGCCGCCCAATCGTCAGCCAACGCGGCGAACGCCGAGTTGGCGAACATCGCCTCGGACAACATCCTC